CGCAAGCAGTTCATCGACGCTCTGGTGAGTGGCAAAAGCATTATCCTGATCGATTTTCCGCGGCTCGGGCATCCGGCGGGAACGCGTGCAGAGGAAGACGAGCGGGGGGCGTCCCGAGCGTACTTGGTAAGCTATGCCGCGGACGAATTGATCAATTGGAGTTATGACGAACACGGCCATTATCAGTGGGTGGTTCTGCGCACCGAAAGCCTTAAGAAGGCCAAGATCGAAGACCCGGTGTGGATCAAACTGACGCGGTGGGTCTACTACGACAAAGAGAACTACCGCATCTACGAACGGTCCGAGCATGGAGGCAGCCGAGGTGAAATCGAAATAGTTTCCGAAGGCCGGCACGGATTAGCGAAGCAGGCGCGAGTCCCGCTGGTGGAGCTTCGTGTATCAGAGGGGCTTTGGCTAGTAAACAAAGCGGGTTCGCTACAACTGGAGCACTTCAATAAGTCGAACGCCTTGGGATGGGCGTTAACAATGGGCTTATTTGCGATGCCCGTTGTGTATTCGGAGCGGGACTGGAACCAGGTGATGGGTGAATCGTACTACATCCAACTGGGTCCGCAAGACCGTTTTGGATGGACGGAGCCCGAAGGCCACGTTTATCAGATCGCAGCGGACAACTTGGCACGGCTGCAAGAAGAGATTTACCGCGTCTGTCATGTTTCGCACGCCGGTGCGGCTCTGTCGGGAGGCAATGCGCTGTCGGGACTGAGCAAACAACGAGATTACGCGATTACCCAAGAGGTGTTGCGTGCGTACGGCGATGCTGTGAAGGAAACGATGAAGCGCGTGCTGCGAGCGATTGAAGCGGCGCGCGAGGACGACCTGAGCGTGGACGTGTCCGGCATGGACGAATTCGATATTGGCGATTTTGGGACGGAGCTGGACGACGCGGAAAGGCTTTTGAAGTTAGGGATTCAATCCCCGACTTTGCAGAAGCAAGTGTTTAAGAAGCTGGCGTTCCAATACTTGTGCGATGTGAGACAGGAAGTGAAGGACCGGATCGGACGGGAAATCGATCTTCAAAGTTAGTTGCCGAAAGGCAGGGAGGTTTATGGAAGAGCCGAAGAAAGATAGTGGAGACTTACGCCCTATTATTCAGGGAGTGATCGAAGAGTTCGTGCGGGCGCAACAGGTCAGGGCAGAGCCTGCATACAAGGCCGAGTTGCTGGATGAGCGCAAACGTCGCGAGGATTTAGAACGGCGAATGAACGACTTAGTTCAGGAAAACAAGCGCAGCCGCCAGATTGCCGAGGAGGCCGAGAGAAGCGTGGCGATTCGAGCGGAGTTACAGCGGCTGGGCGTGGCAAAAGTGGATTTAGCGTACCGCGCGGTAAAAGACGACATACAACGGGGCGAGGACGGACGGTTGACCGCGAAGGGAGGACAGGGAGAGGTTCCAGTGCGGGAGTATCTTGCACAGTTCGTGCAAGAGAATCCGGAGCTATTGCCGGCAAGAATCACCGGCGGTTCTGGTATGGGATCGGCGCCTAAGATAGCGACGGGCGGAGGCGGAATCGATCTGGACAAGATTCGACCGGGCATGAGCGCGGAAGATCTGGAGAAAGCCCGCCAAGAGATTGCGCGAGTGGCAAGCCAGGCAATGCGAGGTCTTTGACAGGCGCTGGAGAAGCAGTCCGAAAGATGAGCGACTCCGGGCGAGTAAATGAAAGTAACGAGAAAAGGAAGAAACGATGCCATCAATTACATCAGCGAATGTCGCAAGTGCGATTGTAAAATTGGTCGCGGTAGACGCATTACCAGCGCTTGTCAGCAATCTGGTAATGGGTAACTTAGTCAACCGGGACTACGAACCGACCTTAGCCAACTCCGGGGACACGGTGAACGTGCCTATTCCCCCGGCTCTGGTGGCCAACAACATCGCGGAAGGGGGCACGGTTCAGACCCAGAATCCGAGCCTGGGAAACGCACAGATCGTGCTGAACACGCACGCCGAGGCGACCTTTCAGATTCCGGATGTGACGAAGGTGCTGGCGGTGCCGGACCTTTTGAAGCTTTACATGCAACCTGCCGTTGTGGCCTTGGCAGAGCGAATCGAGACGGACCTCTTGGGCCTGTACGCGCAATTCACAGCGAACACCGCGGTAGGCCTGCCTGGAATCGCAGTAACCGAGGCGACGATCGACCAGGCTGAAACGTCACTCTTCCAGGCAAAAGTGCCGGCCAGCGCCGGGAAGTACCTCGTGGTGGATCCAGCCACTTACTCGGCCTTGAGACAGATTCCGAGATTCAGCGAATACTACACGGCCGGTGAAGCCGGTCTGCGGGCACTGGTGGATGGTGCGGTGGGCAAGTTGAAGGACTTCTTCGTTTTCCGATCTCAGCTGGTGGCCAAGACCGGAAGTGGTCCCGTGACGACACACAACATTGCCTTCGCGCGGAATGCGATAGGGCTGGTGGTTCGCAGACTTCCGCAACCGCTGCCTGGAACGGGCGCGATCGCCGAATACGCGGAAATGGGGAATTTCGGTTTGCGCGTAGTGATGAGCTATCAGCCCAACACGTTGGCGCAGCAATTCACTGTAGATGTGCTGTACGGATGCGCTGTGCTCCGCAATGGCTTCGGCGTTCACGTCGAAAGCTAAAGAACGTACTCGTGAAGCGTCATGCGAGCGGGCGCCTACCTAGGTGTCCGTTCGCGGGCTAAGGGAGATACATGGATTTACGACTGTTCTACCAAAAACTGCGGAAGATCGAGCAGGAGATTTCCGATCCACACGTCCTGGTGGTGAGCCACGAAACACCCGACGGCGGCCGAGCTGGCCAGAAGTCCGAGGTATCGCGGAGCCTCGCAGCAAAATTGATCCTGGAAGGACGGGCGCGCCTGGCGAGCGCCGAGGAAATTGCAGAGTACCGCGCTGGGGTGGAACAGGGAAGGCAAGAAGCAGACCAGCGGGCAGTCGCGCAGAAGATCCAGGTGAACGTGGTATCGGAAGCGGACTTCCGAGCTATCAAGGCTGCTTCCCGGCCAGAGAAACGCTGATCGTTAGGTACCCAATGGCCTTGTTCACAGACGGACCCATCAATGAAGCGATAGATTTTCAAAACTACGAGAATGCCATTCTCTCGGTTGCCAACACGGAACAGATCGACCTCGGAGGAAAAAGCGCGCTGGCGCAAGGCGAGATCGCATCCGAGCTGGAACTTTTCTTGCTCCGACGGTTCCGTCAGCCGGACCTTGTATGGAGCGTCACCTTCCGGCGGACGATCGGTGTAGGGGACGTGGTTGTCACGGACCCATTACGGCGGTGGCATGCGCTTAAGACATTGGCGTTGGTGTATCGCGATGCCTACAACAATCAACTGAACGATCGATACAAGGGAAAGTGGACCGAGTACGAGCAACTCGCGAAAGGCAGCGCTGAGACTTACTTTCAAATCGGAGTGGGATTGGTATCGGGCCCGATTGCAAAGGCGGCGCTTCCAACACTGAGCACAACGCCCGGAACCGGGCCAGCCGCAACTTACTATGTGGCAGTAGCGTGGGCAAATTCGACAGGGCAGTTTGGCGCCGCGAGCGAAGTTGCTCAACTCACTACAGCAACGGGACAGCAACTGGTGGTAGCCGCCGTGACTCCGCCTCCGAACGCTGCCGGCTGGAATGCATACGTCGGCGCGTCGCCAGAAACGACGAGTTTGCAGAATAGCAGTGTGATCGCGCTCGGCAGCACTTGGACGTTGACAGCAGAGCCTCAAGCTGGGGCGTTCCCGAGCAACGGCCAACAGCCCACCTGGTTTCTGGTGGATCAGCGATTGATTGAAAGGGGCTAGGCTGTGCTGCAGATCGGTACCTTAACCACTAATAAGTTGATGGGAATTCTCTTGGCGACGGGAGGTGTGCCAGAGACCGTGGCAGCGCTTGCGGCCGCACAGAGCGTGCCATTGCCGGCAATCGCCGCACAACAGGTGATCGCTCAGAACGTCGGGCCAGACCTCTTGGAGCAGAGCAAGATTACTAAATACCCAGTTGTTTGTATTTACTGCAATAAGATTGCCAACGTCTTGCGGGAAA